TACAAGTTTAATTACATTGATGCTATTCTTACATTCTGTGAAGAGAATAAGATTGAGTTACAAGCAGTTTCTAAGTTGATTACAAAACCAATGAAAGAAAAGTTAAAGTATGATGCCATGCAACTTAACTTTCTAAAGAAAACATCACGAGCAAAACTACCTTTATAATGCCTAGTAAATCTGAATTAATGCACTACCGCCTACAGGCATGGATCAGAGAAAATAAATCAAATAAAGATTTGAAGTATCTCGGATACAAACCTGATGCATGGGGAGTGAAACATCACTACTATCAAATAGCGAATCATGAAGTCTCTGTTGACATGATTGAAGACCTAGAACCAGTGGACGATGACACCGATTGAAGTATACAAAACATACTTAGCATTCAAGAATCATTTTACCAAGAAGAATTACGATTACTTTAAATACTGTGGTAAGACGAATGCATCAAGAGATGCGTTTAATAAGAGAAAGGATAGATATTTTTTTGAAAGAATGTCTCGTAAGAAAACTGATGAAGAGATACGACATTATTTTCTTGCGAACTTTGTAGAGTGTAGTGATCCCGATGCTCTATGGATAGGTGAAATAATAAGAAACGGAAATGATTATCATACCTCTTGGTTGAAGAGATATCAAGGTATGACATACCTATTCGAGAATGAATCTGAGTTCATCAATAAAAAAAATTTTGAGAATTTGTTTGAAATAAAAGGTCACTCACATCCTGAGATATTAAAGATGTATCTTCAAGGTAATATATCAATAGAGAGTATGGTCATACTGGATATGATGCTCAACTATTCTAAAAAATTTAACAAGAAACTACTTGATCCTGTGTGGGAAACCGTAGAAATGAAAATTCAAAAGTACAAACCCTTCCTAAATATAGATGTGGACAAATTCAAAAACATATTATTAGAAAGATTAAAATGAGTGATTTTTTCAATTCACCAGTAGTAAGAGACACCGTTATGGAGTTAGCAGAAATGCAACACAAACTTGTGCTGCAAATGTCAACTCTTCCAATCATGTCTGTGGAGCAAAGAAAGAGTCACCTCCAAGAAATGAAAGTATTTCTAGAGAAACAAAAACTTTTTTTCTTTCGCATGAGTCTAGTCAAAGACAAAGAGGTAGATCTAATCAAGAAAAAATTGATTGAGTCTGCCAAGATGTTTGGTTATGATGAAATTGACGATATGAACAAGTTCTTTGATAGATTAGACAAGACAATCAGTGAGATTGAAAGCAGCATTGACAAATGCTGACATATGTTGTATAATAATAAAGTCCATTTAAACAAACTATCCTAATAAATCCGCATGTCATTCGCAAAATTAAAGAAACAATCTAGAACAGGTTCTCTAACTGATAAATTAATCAAGCAAGTAGAGAAGTTAAACGATAAAGGCAGTAATGTCGATGAACGTATTTGGAAACCATCAGTCGATAAGTCTGGTAATGGTTATGCCATCATACGTT